ACAAAAACCAAAGGGTATTCCCGAAACAGCAGTGGGATTATATGCCATCAACAATACAAACGGAATTAGTATTCAAAGAGTTGAGTCTAATTCGACCGGAACTTTTACTTGCTTCATAAGAACTCCAACACTTGGATTTTCTACACCTCCATTTAATATTGGAGATAAAGTATTCATAGAAGGAATTCAAAAATCTAGTACAAATGGTTCTGGATTTAATTCAGAAGACTATGGATATAAATTTTTTGAAGTTGATAATTATAATAATACAGGAGTTCTTGATACAGTAACAATTGATGTTTCAGAATTCACCACAAATACTGGTATAGCAAAAACAGTTCAGGATTCTATTGGAAATATTATAAAGAGTACAGACTATCCATCATTTAATATTACCAAAATTCCATCCTCGTTTAGTATTGGAGAAAAACTTATTTCAAATGGAATTGAGAGAGATTTAAAAGTTTCTTCATATCAAAATTCATTCATAAAAGTCTCGGGAAGATATGATTTGTCTGCCGGAGAAGTTATTATAGGAAAAGAATCCGGAAATATAGCTACTGTAGATAAAATTAAATCTGGTTCTGGAAGATTTGATGTTGATTATTCAGTTGAAAAAAGTATTGGATGGTCTAATGATGTTGGAAAATTAGACCAAGATAATCAAGTTATTCCTGATAATGATTATTATCAAAATCTTTCTTATACCATAAAGAGTCCAATTACATATCAGGAATTAAGAACCCCAGTTAATAGTTTAGTTCATTCGAGTGGACTAAAGAATTTTGCTGATACTGGAATTACATCAACTACCAACTCTGGAATTACAACTTCAGAGAATGCTACCAATATATTCTATGACATAATTGAGGAAAATAGGGTAGATACAATTTATGATTTCGATTTAGTAAAAGATATTGATGTAGTTGGAACTTCTTCAAAGTTTTTAAAATTAAAAAATAAAAAATTAACTGATTATATTGAGTGTAGGACCAATGTGGTTCTAAAAATAGATAATATAAATCGTCAATTTTCTGATGCAGATGGGAATCCAAGTGAATTTATTAATTTAGTAGAATTAAACTCTGGAGAATCTTATATTAATTTGTTAGTTAGAATCTCTTCCGCCGACAATTCTCAAATTCAATTATCAGAAATTATTATACTTGATAATGGAAATGATTTATTCTTAGCTGAAAAATCGACAATAGTAAACGCCGGGACAGAAATTATACATCTCCCCGAAGAAACTATAGGAGAATTTTTATTAATTTCGGATGATAATGATGATAATTATTTGAGGTTTGTTCCGAAAGATCCTTTTAATATTGATTATGATATTAAATTAATTAATACCAATTTTAATTCTCTTTTACCTGGAATAGGAACGCTTTCTGTAGGATTTGTTAATTTAAATAGTTGTAACAGGAATACAATCTCTGGAATACAAACTTCAATTATATCTGTAGATAAAAATAAATTTTCTTCATTATATTCTAATGTTCAAATTATTGATTCAGTAACAAATCAGATGAACTTTGCCGAAGTTTATTTAACTTATAACAAAGATATAAACTCCTTATCCACAACCATTAATTCAACTGTTGGAATTGGATCAACTGTAATATTTGTTGCGGATACGACTGGACTTATTGTTGGAGTTAGTTCTATAAGTGTAGTTGGTGCTGCGATTACTGACAGACCAATTGTTTCCGTTGGATCTACATTTGTTCAAATTGGCGCTGCATCTACATCTTCGAGTATAATTGGTATTGGTACTGTAGTCAATTTTAGCACCATCATCGATAATACTTATATTTCGGAATATTATTTCGATTCTGAATTTTCAAGTAATTTTTATTCAGGAAATCATATAGGAATATTTACGGCAAGTATTTCTCCTTCTGGTATTTTATCTTTAGATTATATAAGCAATTCGCCAAATATTGTGGACATTAGATCTAAAATTGTTGGATTTGGTACAACATCTATTGGAACGGGTGCATATAGATTCATATCTTCAGGAGAAATTTCTGGAAACGAAAGAAGTGCAGTATATCAATCAAACTATTCGTCTACAGTTTCTTCTGCATCAACCATAATATTGTTAGATAAATCTGATTTTAATGCTGTCAAATCCTTGGTAGAAGTAAGTACCGGGTCAACAAGTGCTCTTCACCAAATTATGATGGTGCAGGACGAAACCAATATCTATATTCAGCAATTACCATTTCTTTCTGTTGGAAGTACAAATGGTATTGGAACTTTTGGTGGAGAGTACTCTGGAAGTAATTTTATACTGAAATTTTATCCAGATTCATCAGTAACCTCAAAGGTTAATATTTTATCATTTAATCAGTGTTTATATACAATTTTAGACACACAAAACACTCCACCAAGTCTAAACTATGGTGATATAACAGAATTTATTGACATTAAACAATATAATGCAATCAATGGCGGAAGAATTAATAGGACTAATTTTGACTTAAAATCAAATAATATTCCAATTTTTGCAAAAACATTTAATCCTACAAGTTCAACAACTCTAAATCCATCAACTGGAGAGTTTACGATACAGAATCACTTCTTTAGTAATCTAGAAAAACTTATATACACACCAAAATCAACATTTATTGGTGTTGGCGCTAGTGCGATGGAAATTGGTTCTGGTCCAACACTATTACCTTCTGAAGTGTATGCCATTGTACTATCGGATACTACATTTAAACTGGCAACAACCAAGTCTAATGCTATTTCTGGAATTGGAGTTACATTTACTTCATATGGTAGCGGAAATGCACACCAATTAGAAATGGATAAAAAACTCGAAAAGTCTCTCATAACCATCGATAATATAGTTCAATATCCATTAATATTCACTCCAATATCTTATAATTTGTCGGGAAATGGGGGACAAATAGGTGCGGGATCTTCGGTATTTGCTTTGAGTGGAATATCTACAATAACACCGAAAGATATTCTAAAAATTGATAATGAATATATGGGTGTAATTAATGTTGGATTGGGTACAACTAATATTGGACCAATTACAAATAGTGGAAGTATCAATTTAGTTGAAGTAAAAAGAGGATTTGTCGGATCATCAGCATCGACCCATACTGATTCATCTTCGGTGAGAATTTATAAGGGATCCTATAATATCGTCGATGGTAGTATTTTCTTTGCAGAATCTCCTAGAGGAAATCCACAAATAATCAGAGATTCTAGCAATTTGACCTTTGAAACATCCGACTTTACCGGAAGAGTTTTCTTAAGAAATAATTATACATCAAACCAATTATATGACGATATTTCAAATCAATTTACTGGTATAGGTAAAACTTTTACATTAACTGTCGGGGGAGCAAATACTGTAGGATTAGGAAGTACTGGAGGAAATGGAATCTTATTCATAAATGGAGTTTTTCAGACACCAACAACAATAAACAATCCAGAAAATAATTTTAGTATTATTGAAACCTTTACTGGCAATTTTGTTGGAATTGCAACTACCACTGGAAATGTTGGAATTAACACCACATTTATTACTGGTATTACAACAACTGGTATTGCAGTTGGACAAATTGTAGGTGTATCAACAATTGTCGGTTCCGGAACAATTGTTACAGGAATAGGAACAGTTGATGTTGCTGGTATTACAACAACATCAGTATTCATTAGTTCTACAACTTTAAATACGGATGTTCAAACTGGTATTGCGTTTACTTTTGGAAAAAATACTGCTGGGATATCTAGCGTAATATTTTCTGGCATTAGGGACCCGGATAACTTGCAAATTATTACTTCGGAGTTTGATGTAAATCAAAATCAAACCCCTAGAGGAGGAATAATTATTTCGTTGGGTTCTTCTACTGGTCTCGGATATGCACCTCTTGTGGGAGCAGCAGTGACTGCAGTAGTTGGTGCCGGAGGTAGTATAGTATCGGTTGGATTGGGAACTACTGATAATCTGGGTTCGGGTTATAATGGCATTGTTTCAATAGGAGTATCTGTATATCAAAGTGGTCATATTGGAGATGTGGCAAGCATAACTGCATCTGTTGAAGATGGAGGAGAACTTTCCTTTACTGTTGGTGCTGGTGGAACTGGGTATACAGATCCTAAAATATTTGTATCTGAACCAACATATGAAAATTTAGAGGTGGTTGGTGTATCTAGATTGGGACTTGGGGTAACAACAGATACTGGAATAGGTCTTTTACTTAATGTTGAAGTTGGAGCAAGTTCTACGACTGGAATTGGATCAACATATTTTGAAGTCTCTAAATTTAGTATTTCGAGACAGGGATATTCATTCCAAAGGGGAGATGTATTTAAACCAGTTGGATTAGTTACTGCTAAAGGATTGGCATCTCCATTATCAGAGTTCCAATTGACCGTGATTGATACATTTTCAGATTCTTTTGCGGCTTGGCAGTTTGGAGAGTTTGATTATATAGATTCAATTAAAAATTATCAAGATGGAGTTAGAACAAGATTTCCTCTATTTTATAATAATGAGTTATTGAGTTTTGAAGCACTAGAAGATTCTCAAATAAATCTTTCAAATACATTATTAATTGTCATAAATGGAGTAATTCAAGATCCTGGAGTTGCCTACCAATTCGAAGGAGGAACTAGTTTTGTATTTGCAACTGCTCCAAGACCAGAGGATAATGTTGCGGTTTTCTTCTATAAAGGAACTGGTGGAGATGATACTGTTTTAAATACTTCAATTAATGAAACTCTAAAAATAGGTGACACGGTTCAAGTTCTTAAGAATAATTCAATCCCAGGAACAGTAACACAAAATAAGAGAACAATATTTGACTTATCATCCTCTGATAAGTTTGAAACCAATTTATATTCAGACCAAGGAGTAGATTCCGAAAATAATAAACCATTAAGTTGGATTAAACAAAAAGTTGATAGAAAAATTAATGGAGAAAATGTTTATAAAACCAGAGATTCCATTGAGTCTTTGATTTATCCGACAGCAAAAATCATCAAAGATTTTTCAACCACAGATATTGAAGTATTTGTGGATAATGCAGAATTTTTTGAATATGATAATATCATTAATCCAAGACCTTTTAGTTCCTTGATTGTTAATGGGTCTTCCGATCCAGTATCAGCAGGAGTAACGGCAGTTGTCTCTGCTGCGGGAACAATTCAATCATTGGTTATTAATAGTTCTGGAAGTGGATACACTGGAAATTCAGTTGTAGTTAAAATTTCTTCACCTCCAAAAATAATAGAAAAAAATGATGAAGGTGTAATAGTATCAGTAGGGTCCACCGCAACTGCAACAGTTACAGTTGGTGCCGATGGAACAATAACAACACCAATAACAATTACTAATCCTGGGTTTGGTTATACAACTCTAAATCCACCAAAAGTTATTGTACCTCTTCCAGACCCAACATATGAAAATATATCCCAAATATCATTAATTGATGGATTCTCTGGAATTATTACTGGAATTGCAACTACTACTGGCAGTAATGGAAACCCAATAGCACTTAGATTTTATTTAAATTCACCTGCTTATACTGGATTGCAAACTGGATATCCGATTTATATCTTTGATACACGAATTGGAAATGGAGTAACTTCTATTGATACTTCTAATTCTACATTGGTTGGAATTGGAACAACCTTTGTTGATAATGTCTATTATATTCATCAATTTTCTTCAAATGGAACAGTTGGAATTATTACTTGTAATATATTATCAACAACATCTACTGTTGGATTGGTATCTATTGGAAGTACATCAAATCCCGTTGGAAAATACTCTTGGGGAAGACTATCTGGATTTACTCGCTCAAGTTCTCCAATATCAATAGGGGTATCTGGGAATACTGTGGATGTTGGGTTATCAACCTTCCCAACAATTCAAAGAAGAGGACTAGGTATTAGGCAAACGGGAGCACTTCCAAAACTCTTATAAATATTTAAAAAATATCAATATGGCAGCAATAGTAACGGATAAATTTAGAATATTAAATGCGAGTAATTTTATCGATTCCGTAACAAGTGGAAATGGTTCGTATTATGTTTTTTTAGGTTTAGATAATCCCACAAGTGTTGGATTCGGAAGAACCACTAATTGGAATACTAATATTCCAAATCCAACCGATAATTTAGAATACTTAAGTCATTATAGAGATACCTCATTATTTGGCAAAAAAATTACATCCGCTAATATTAGAAGACTTATAAAAAAGGTTACTTGGACTTCCAATACATCTTATGAGATGTATAGGCACGATTATAGTATTCAAAATCCGACACCAAATTCCAACTC